CCTGACAAGTTTAATGACATTTCAGGTCAAATGCTATTTAGCATTCAATTGTGGCATCAATCCACCCTTGCACATAGAAATCCCACGTTGGAAACGTGAATTCATCAGTGTAAATCTCAAGATCGCACTGAGCGACCACTTGGACTAGGATGTGTTGAAGTTCTTCATAGAACTCCCTGCCGTGAAAGAATGCTTCACGCATTGCTGTTTTGATGTTCTCAGCTGATTGAGCCTCACGACACAAAGTCTTTGAGACTACACCAACAGTGAGCATCTTGTAGATGGAATCCTTCTCCAGAGGACACACCACCATACCAACATCACTTTCATAACGGAAAGACCGTTTTAGAAACGATCCATCATCAATATGGATGTATGGAATACTCTCAGCCTCCTTATCTGCCATTGTATAGCGGATACCAAGGGAAGCAAGAGTAGCTTGGATGGTTGTGTGGTTAAACCACGGAGTTTTGGGACTCACACCCATAATGTTGTCGTCTCCATATGTGGCCAATGCCACCATGGACTTAAACGACTTGGCTTCTTTCTTGGGATTCAAAATCCAGTAGCACATGCGCATATAAAGCGCATTGGCTAAGCCATTAATGATGACAGTCAAGGGGTGACCAGATGGGTTAGACCCATAAAATTGGTACAAATCCCCGTTGAAGTCAACATAGGGAAAAGCAGTGTCCTCGGCAATGCCTTGAACTACCTGCAATTCTTCGGGCGTATAGCCCGCTGCCTTGCAAATTCTGCGCATTACATCAAATGCAGCAAGAATAATGCATGGCGGCATGGTCTTGTCAAAAGCGGCGTAGTCACCAGCTACAATGCGATCCTTCCCAAATTGGGTCAGATACGCATATAGTTCGTTCCACTCCTTGCTATGAGCATTCATGCCTGGCATGCCTTCCCACACGTAACGATTGCGCTGTAAAACGCGAGTCACACTCAATAAGTACTTGCGATTTTCGATACTCCAAGCAAATGGGGCACCCGTAAAAACGCGAGTCTTACCAGCAGCGGCATTCTTAAAAGTCACTGCTTCATCTTTGAGATGGGCGGCAAAAACGGGAGCGGCTCGTTGGCCCCCTGAGTAGCACTC